CATCCATTTATTCAACAAATACTTTCTTATAAAGATGGGCATTATTAAGAAATCAGAATAAGATACATTTAAAAGAGTCTTCAGAAAATAGAATTCATCTATTTGTCCTTTCCTATAATCAGAAGAAAGGACGAAAAAAGTCAACCCCGAACCCAACATTTACTGTTAGTTTTTCTCCTGACGGGGTCATTACTGTTTTTCTTAAGTCTAATTTCGGTTCATTATCATCCAAGAATTTTCGAATATATTTGGAATCTGCAATTGGCATTTGGTCTATAAATTTTGCAATTTCTCCCCTGTCTGTAATTCCGTTCACTTCAACAATTTGTTTGTTTAGTCTCCATGTCACTTTTGGAGCCGTTCTTCCTTCTGGATAAGTTGAAGACATACGTTGAATTTCCAAAATTTCTCCGTATGACATAGGTTTTAGTTTAACAGTACTTTGTGATTTAGGTAGTATTGTAGTAAAAGTTCCGTCATCTGAAGGTTGTTGACCTTTGATAATATCTAACTCATCTAACAATACAGTTGTTTTGAAAGGTTTCCTTGTTACTGAATCAACTAAATTCAGTTCGATTTCAGGTCCAAAAGCAGTATTCCTCAAAAAAATCAAAATTGCTTCAACGTCACCCTCTAATAAATCTTCCACTCTTATTTCGGGTTCATAAATTTTGGAACGTAACAAAGTTTGAGTCATATCATTACCTGCAGCCATTAAAATGTTTTCATCATTCGCTGTCAAGTATCCCACTTTTAATGATTTTTTTTTATTTTTATAAAAAAATCCTTGGGATGGTAAAGGCACTACATCATGAGGTAGTGAAAAATTTGATTGTCCGTATTCTTTTGCTTGATTGTCCATATAAAAATTTAACCGTAAAGTTTATTTCTTTACGGTTAAATATAAATCAAATAAATTTTTAATAAATAGAATTTAGTAAACAAGAACACATCTATCCATTCTTAGGGTAGTGTTGATTGTCGCCAATCCATCTTGTCCGTAATTCAATGTGTTAAAATTGACATCAGTAAGGAAAGTTCCGTACAATATCCATTTTTCAACTACAACCCCTGTTGGGTCCAACATTTCTAAGTCGACATCTTTTTTGTAACCCGCAGCATAACCCATACGACCAGTCACAGATTCTGCGTGAAGTCTTACCCACTCCATTAAAGCCTGTGCTGCTGAAGGTCCAATCGGATCTCTGAATACAGCTGGTATTGTTTGCCACTCAAACCTTCCAGCTACATATGTGGAAGTGTTCAAAAAAGGAATTGGAGTAGATACTATTTGTATGTGTGGTCTTGCAGATGACTCAACAAACCATTCATTTATACCAAGTGAGGAAGGAAACCTTAAGATAAAACGATTTTGTCGTTTCGGTTCGTAAGGAATCGGCATTTTCATTAATAAATCAGCCATGTGTTTAAATTTTTTTTGTTTTTGTTATTTTATTGATAAATATATCCAACCATAAAAATTTTTCTATTTACTTTTTTTTTGATGGAATTATCCTTATTTAACTTCCTGCTTTAATCCTCCAGCAGTAGAATAAGTTTTTACTATATTATCTGGTTTATTTTCAAAATGTTTTTTCATTACTTCTATATTTTTAGGATCATCATCACTAAAACCTATAGATAATTTTTTCGGATTGAATTTATTAGCAATATCTTTCTTCAAAAATGCTCTTTTATTTAAAACTGCTGCCATTCCTTTAATATAGTTGACGAAGTTTTCCATCGCCTCTACTTTAGCTTCTTCGGGATTGACAGCACCTTGTTCATCTCCGAACGATACTGGGTGATATTTGTTGAGTTCTAAATATGACTTTATTAATTCCTCATCGGACATGTCACCTTCACCAGCAAAAGACCGATATTTTTTTAAATTTTTGACAAGTTCATCTTTATCTATTCCCCCAAATCCTTCTATAATATAATTATAAATTGCTTGTTTGATTGTTTCAGGATTGTGACCTCTAGCTGTTATAATTGCAAAAATGGAACCATTGTTGATTGCTTCTCTGAAATCATCAAATGCTGGACCTGTTCTCGCTCTCATTGCATCCACTAAGAAATCTTTATCTCCTTGGGTTCTGAAATTTCTGAACGGTTCTTCTGCGTAATCGACAATTGTAGTCCCTTCATAACCGAATGGTTCTTTACCTATTATATGTCTGAACTCTGCAAAATCATCTGTGGACATACCTATCTCTCTACCATTAACATCTTTCAGTAATATTTTTGTAGGCATATGAACAATATTATCGTCCCAATCAAACGCATAATATTTAAGGTCAGGTGATCCCTCCTTTACAAACCCCTCTGTGAACTGTCTTTTCATTTGGCTAAAAGGGGGACATTGTCCCCCTTATTTTTAATTTAGATATTTTCAAACGAAGCACCTGTTGGTGTAATGAAGAATTCAATATCGATGAATTCCAAAGCCTTCGTAGGTTTTAAGTATATCTTTCCTGTTAATGTATTTCTATCTAAGTCTTCAGGAGAAGAAGAAACTGTTACTCTAAAGTCATAAAGACCTCTGTCTCTTCTGATTGAATCCAAGATAGGATTTACACTATCTAAGAATTGTTGTCTAACTATTTGGTCATTTTGTTCGAACAACAATCTCACCGCTACTGCAGAAATCAACTTACGTGCTTGAAGTAACAATCTTCTAACATTTAATCTGTTAAGAGCCGTATCTGCAACCTGTAGAGTTTTATTACCCCAAATTACAGTACCCACATCAGCAAAAGTTGCAATTGGGTTGATTCTTCCTTGGTATAAAGTATCTCTATCTTCTTGAGTGAGTTTCACTCTTGCTTTGATAGAGTTTACAAGACCTCTTGTGTAACCCGCTGATGCGAACCAAGGGAATGCGATATTGTCAGTCAAAGCCAAGTTTCTACAAACTTCACCAGTTGGTGGGATGTAAATTTGTGTGTTGTTTACAGTATCTCTTGTTAATATCCATGGATAGTAAGTCGCAGTGTAGTTAGAATCGATTCCTGTGTTGTCCAAATTGTCAACTGCTTCTTGTGGGTAGATTATATCCAAAGAATTTGTTCCGTCAGGAGTATACATTTGGTAGTCAGGGGTTGTTGCGATGTACACTGAGTCAGCTCTTGAGAATTGAACCATATCAATTGCTTCTTCCACAAGGTTAGAGTTATTTACATAATCTATACTTGAAGTAGCGAACACGTTGATGTTTGTAGATTCAGGATTTGCAAATGTAAGAATACCAAGTAAGTATGCGTAATAATCAGTGTTTGCAAAATCTTGAGTATTGTTCTGTACAACGATTCTCTTAAATAAACCTTCACCTGTAGCATTTGGATATCTCTGAGAAGCTGACGCTCCCGCTAAGAATCCTGATGCACCTAATTGGAATCTATCTTGGTTGGTTCTGAATTCTCTGTAAATGTCCCATCCATCAAATCCGCCAGCAAAACATACTGTATACTTTCTAGAGTAGATAAAGTAGTAAGGGTTTTCTTGAGTTTCAGGGTCTCTAGTAAAGTCTGCAACTCCACACTCGAATGCTGTCTGACCTGAGGTCAAGTAAGAATTAGATATTGTGACTACAGTTGCTCCTGAATCCATGTGGAATCCTTTACTTACATAATTCCATTGTTGACCTTCAACTGGTACAATTGAATTAACCCAATTCAAAGGATTTTGAGTCCCTTTGTATTGTAAGAATGCTTCGTCAATTCCAAACTGAGTTGAAAATCCTAAATAACTTCTTCTTACAATATCTCCAGCAGATTCCGTTGTGTTTGCAATACCACCGAATGGAGGATTATAAATTACTTCACCAGGGAAATAATACTTAGTTTTGAAAATTGGAACTGGTGAAGGATTCAAAACTGATGCGTATTCTCTCTGAGTGTATCCATAAAATCCACAAGGTAATGCATCAATTGGAGCTTCATCAGCCATTTCAACCATAATGTATCTTGAAATCAGAGCGTATTCTCCATCACTTGAACCAATTTTCTTTGCAACAAAATTGTTAGAGTTGGGGTCCATGTTACAGTTTGTAAACTTTTCAATTACGATTGGATTGGCATCGGTGTCGAAGAAATTTCTTACCAATACATCGAATGACATATTATTGAATGACAAATTCGAAATAGATACTTTTACCTCAAAGTTTGCTGCGTTTCCGTCAGAGATTGAAATAAATTTAAACAAATTGTACACTTTATTTCCTCTTAACTCAGAAACCAAATAAGGAGTACTTGGTGATTTGTATTGTGTAACATTATATGCTATTGACTGAGGGTCTTGAGTTCTTGCACTTGGTAATGCAATTAATTCACAACTCAATCCTCTAATGTATCCTTGATTATAAGCGTAAGCCAAAGTATTTCCATAAACTTCTTCAGCATATACAGGTACTTCATTTCTAGATTTACCAAAATTGTCGACACCCAAAACCTTTGTTATGTATTTCGAAGATGATGGTAATAATGAAGTTTCGAACGAGAAATTATCCGCATCTTTAGTAACCCCTGAAATTAAGAAAGTTTCAAATGGAGATTGAGTAACTCCTGAGTATTGATTTGTACATACTAGAGTTAAATCAGTTAAACCACTTACTTCATAGATTGGTCCGTGTTCATCACTAGTTGCACTATTTGTATATAATGAAATACCTCTCGAACGAAGAGTTGCAACAACCATGTTGTTATAATCAGTGTAAGCTGTACCTGAGTAACTATAAGTTCTACCCGTTATTGTACCTGTGAAGGTTGAGGACGCTCCCGAAGTTAAGGAAGTAACATAATAATAGAACGAATATCCTGTATATACATTACCTGTTGTATTATCAAAGTTTGCATAGTACCATGAATCATTCAAGTCTGAAGACAAATCGTTTGTTGCTAAATTAACACTGTCAGTTCCGAATTGGTTTATAACATTTGAGTAAGTTGCAGTTACTTCATAATAGTCACTTTCAGGAATAGCTCCATAAACAACTACGGTGTTCGCTGACAACGAAGGAGTATCCATTACATCATCAAGATTATTAGTAAAATCCAAAGATAATGTTGATGTGCTCCCATCTGACATTCTATATTGTGTATTGAAATTAGCAAAAACTTGTGGAGGTAATGCTCCACCTGTAAATGTTACGGTGTTTCCTGAAGATGAACCTGAAAATGTTGCAGTCCAAGGAGTACCCGATGTTGGGTTTAAACCAATCGTTAGTGGGTCAACATTTGCAGTAACCTTGATGCTCCATGATGGTCCTGCATCATATCCTGACAGACCTAAAACTCTTGTAACGAAAAGTTGATTAGATTGTTGTAAATATGATTTCGCGATGTATGCTGCTTCATATTTTGGAATTTGTGTGTTTATAAATTTTGTAGGTTCAGTACCCCCAAAATATGCTTGAAACTCATCGTAGTTTGTGATGAAGATAGGTTCGAATGCGGGACCTTTAATTGTTTCCCCGACTAAACCTAACGTAGTCACACCTACACTTTGAGCCACAAATGATAAGTCAGTTTCAGACGTATATACTCCAGGTGATACGTATACCTTTTGATTTACTTGTGTTGCTTGAAAAAACATAGTTCAAAATTATTGTTTGCAAATTTATTTTAATGATAAATATTCATATCTAAGTGAAAAAACTTGACTTTTGAATATCTATTTGTAA